TTCTCTTCAGTATCGTAAGGATACTGAGTAGGGCCGAAGTCAGCCACAATCTCACATAAAATCTGAAGCTCTTGCTTCATTGACGCATGAACACGAGCCTGAACCGCGCTGATTACTTTCATCTCGCGCTCAAGGAGCGCTAGAGTTGTACCTACTGGCGCTTCGCCGTTAATATCCGCTGCTTTTACATCACCAGCGGAAGCGAATCTGCGACCATCCTCTACAATTTCCTGCAACATCTGATGAAGCACAGCAGATGGCTCTTTGTACGGTAAAAACGCAATGTTATCGCGGATAACACCGCCCGGAACGTCCACATCTCTAAATTCTCCCGGCATAATCGGCGAATCATCGCCCTTAATCCGCAATCCTCGCGCTTTTAAGCCGCCCGGAAGGTTAGCCAGCGTACCAGCGTCAACTAATTGACGTAATAACGAGGTAGCCGACTTAGTTAAGCCGCCAATCATGTGAACTAGGCCGAATCCGTAGAATCCTAGCCCCGGTAAATACTGATAATGGACAAAATGTTGACGCTTGAGCTTTAATTCGTCCCCTTCTTTCCAGTTTCTGCGGATCGAAAGGATAATATTGGATGACTTGTCAACAGTAATGACGTAAGGCAGTCCAATATTCGTGGGTTCGCCGTTATCAAGGTCTTCAAACCCCGCCAAATCTACGTTAACCATCATCTCAAGTAACGTATGTCTATGATCTGCCTCATAATTTGGGTGATCGCCAGTTAATTTATTGTATTCAGCGCTTACTTCACTGATATCTGGCTCTGGATCAGGTAATTGTACGTTGGCATAGAACCCACTTTGCTGCATTTTCAGCACATCGTTGGATTCCATCTTCATAACATGGGTAGCTCGCTCGGCTGTTTCCAGATCAGCGGCTCCATAGCTCACCACAAAGTCCTCTGCTGGCACAAACATACTACAAGCACGACCCAGATTGGGATCGTAATAAACTTTTCTAAAAGCTGATCCTGCTATCGGTAGAGAAAATAAGAGTTTTTCTGTCTCAGTGCGGTATTCAGGCATCTTAACCGTCATCATATAGTTAAGGTAATTCTGAACACGCTGGGCTTGTTTAACTTTTTCGTCTGTCAGTGCGCCAACGATAGATGTTTTGGCTGGACCACTAGCAGGGAATATCTCCATAATGGTTTGAGATTGGAACCTGACAACGGCTTCACTGAGCAGAGGGTGAAACACGCCGCAGGCTCCGTCCCAAGGAGTCGTCCTATCTTCAAACCTCATGCCTAACAAGTCAAGACCTTTTATGTAAGAGGTCTCCCAGTCCTTACGACTGTTCTTGTCGGCGTTATAAAGATTCACAAGCTCACTACCGAGCCTGTCTAGCTCGCCCTGCTCCATGAAATCAACGAGATTGGCATTATGGTCTGTAGGAATCTGCTCCTCAAAGTCCATATTGATTTCCATATCATCGGAGGAGATAGTCACCTCATCAGGGTTAACTATCTCTACCTCAATCTCATCAGCAGTCGGCAAAGCGCCGTTAGTGTACAAAGCTTTTTCGATAGCCACTAAGTGTTTTCCCTAAACTGAGTACCCTTGATTGCCGCACCTCGACCACGAGCCTGAATTGTTTTTGGTTTAGGCATACCCATGTCTATCTTAACCGCTGTAGTAGAGTGAGTTCGGCCACCATGAGCCAGCTTCTTGCGGCCCTTGTCCATAGTGCCTACCGCTGCAAACTTTCTGCGACCCATAGATTTCTCCATGCCTTCGCTTTCTTTTCTGCGGCTTGCCATTGTCTGACCACCTTTCTTCTTCTTAATCATCTTGCCTGTCAACACGTTCTCACCCATTGCCATGCGCTTATGCTGATTAATCTTGTCAGATAGTCCTGCTTTTTTCTTAGCTGCTTTTTTTGGAGCTGACTTTTTGGCAGAGGTCTTGCGATTTCGCATTCCTAAAGACTCATCAAGTCTGTCATTAAATCCTTGTTTTTTCTTAGCTTTACCGCCAGTCTTCATACCAAGCCCTACCGCCTTGCGGCGTAGTCTTCCCATTTCATCACGAGCATCACGCTCTCTGGCTGAAACTCTTCTAACCTCATCTTTCTTGTCTCTGCGCTCGGTTGCATCTTTAGGTCTTCTGGCTCTTACGCGGCGTAACTCATCTGCTGCATCATCTTGTCTGCCAATGACTCTAGCCTCTTCATCTCGAAGATTACGGCGCATCATCCCGCCACCTCGTGCTTTCTTTTTAGGACCAGATTTTTTAGCTATACCACCACCTCTCATTTTCTTTTTAGGGCCAGACTTCTTGGTCATGCCCCCGCCACGCATCGTTGTTTTCTTGGCTGGACCAGACTTTTTAGCCATTCCGCCACCACGCATAACTTTTTTCTTAGCGGGTCCAGACTTCTTAGCCATGCCTCCGCCCATCATTTTTTTCTTTGGACCTGACTTCTTCGCCATGCCACCACCACGCATGACTCGTTTTTTAGGCCCAGCTTTTTTCGCCATGCCTCCACCTTTCATTACTCTTCTTCTAACTGGTCCTGCTTTCTTCGATCCACGCATTTTGGAGTCTCCTGTAATATTCTTTACGAAGTGCGTACATTTGTTCTACTTCATAGGTATCAAAGTAGGTTTCATAGTAACCCTGAGAGATTAATTTTTCTGACGCTTTTTCTAGTTTCGAAAGTCTTTGTATGAAGATGAGCGCATACTCCTCTTCAGTTTCTCCTTCAAAGTTTCCATCATCAATTAATTCGTTAACTTCTTGATAAGGATGGAATCCCATAACCCACAGGTCTGGGTCTCCGAAATCGTTTTCAGATATGTCTTCGTTTATGTCATCAAGATTGTCATGAAATTCTTTTGTATCTTCTACAAAATTCACATCGACAACAATAACTAAATCTTTTGAATCGTCCCAATTTTCTAAAAAATTATAAATAATTTTATTTTCGTAAAGCTTTGTTTTAAAAACAAAATCTACTTTTTTGTCAGCCCAAGCTTTCTTCGCATAAGGACATACTGGCAAATTATTAAACTCAGGGTTTGGAGGCTCCAGTTGATCTTTAGACCATAGCCGAATTTCTTTTTTAATTTTTTCTTTTATTAAATTTTTCATGCTAATAATAATCTGCCTTGCGTGGCATATGCTGTTCTTCCTCTTCGTCTGATGACAGACTGAGAAAGCCGCCCTGCCTGAATCTTAGTAGTGCCTGAGTGGATGAGTCTACTAGGTCATCATGTTCCCCTGCGGGGAAGGCAGCAAATTCGCCAACTACGTCTTCGGCAAATCGGGTTTCAGGACACCACACCACTCCTGATGCGAACAAGTCAGCAACAGCGTTAACCCTCGCTATCTTGTCGTTACCCCTTGTTGGTGTGTATTCGGCAACAGGTATTCCCATTGCTCTTAGCTCAAAGATCAACGGCGTTCCCGCTGCCTTGGCTTCCACGATAAAAGCATCTGGCTTTGCATCCATGTACATCTCGTAAGCTATCTTCTTCAGCTCAGGAAACTCAAGACGTTCCTTGTACGCATCCAAAAGAATAATATTCGGTTTGTTTCGACCTTGGTCATCAGGCGCATAGAATACGCCCCATGTGGTACAGGCTGAGTAGTCAGCCCTTTCGGTTTTAAGAAATGCCGTATCCCAAGACTGAATGACAAAGTCACACGGTGGCGGATAATCCTCTTCCCAGAGTTGCCACCACTCCTTCTTAACCAGCGCTCCCTCTTCTGCGGTAGGGCTTTGCTGATACTGCGAATTCCATTTGCTGGACGGCAATTCATTTCTGAGTGCATCCAGCTCCTTCATGCTCCAGAACTCAGGCCACAAAGGATTGCCTGACGGCATAATGGCTGGAAACTCAATGACTTCCCAATCATCAACTCCTTCACGCTGAGTCGATGACTTTATAATCTTTCCAGTCAGATCACGCATGTGCCAGCGTGTCATGACGATAACTATTGCGCCTCCGGGCTGAAGACGTTGGCGAGGGCCGGATGTGTACCATTCATAAGTTTTGTCAAACACAGAGGGGTCAATGCTCTGTCCTTCTTGCTCACTATGAGGGTCATCAATAATGAGAAGATCAGCACCCTTACCTGTTACAGCACCACCAACACCGATAGCGAAATACTCACCACCCTTGTTGGTACTCCATCGCCCAGCCGCTTTGGAGTCGGCCCTCAAAGCCAACTGGGGGAAAACCTTTTTGAAATCAGTATCATCGACCAAGTTACGCACTTTCCTGCCAAAGCCAACGGATAGCTCCGCTGTGTGCGCCGTCTGGATTATCTTCTTTTCAGGGTACTGCCCCAGAAACCATGCTGGAAGCAAATACGATGCAAACTCACTCTTGGTATGTCGAGGCGGCATATTCACTATTAACCGCTTCAGATCACCCTTGGCGATACGCTCAAACGCATCTGCCATAATCTTGTGATGCCGCCCCTCAATAAATGCAGGCCACATGTAATTCACGAAATCAATGAAACTCTCTCGCGCTCCTTCCCTCTTCTTCGCTTCCTCCAGAGAAGTCAGCAGCTCTAGTATCTCTTTCTGCTGGTCTGGCGGTAACTGGTCTACAGTGGAAAGCAGAGAAGGATCAATTTTCACGCAGAGTATTCCCGATTAGTTTTACTTCTGTCGTAATATTACGTTACGTCATCTCCCTGCTGTTAAGACCGAATCCCATCAAGGGATTCTCGTTAACTCACATTCGTAATATTTCGTAGACGTAACTATGAGAAGTATAGCAGAGTGTACCTCTTGACGAAGACATGTCAAGTGTTACAGCAGACGTTTTTCCAAAAATTTGCAGAAAATTTTTCGCCGATATTTCGATGGCACTTTACTGTGAAAAAAAGGGTTAGACAAGTTACAAGTGACATGTGAAAAATGAGGAATGTTGAAAAGTGAAGAATCGTTTGTGTGGAATGCTATGTATATACACGGGATGGCAAATCTATGTCGGGGGGGTGGCTATCATGAGATCACGCGATCTCGGAAAATGTGACATCTGACACCACTGAGGCATTACGATATAATGTGTGACACATGACGTAATGTTACATGCGATACCTTCGAGACAATGTGTGACACTCGACACCTACACGCTAATGTGTGACATCGGATACTTCATCATCGACATCATCGTCTGTGACAAGTGCCAGTTGTGACAGTTTACGTTTGAGGTCACTAGCGATATCGTCACTTGATCGCTCGGTTACATCTTCGATTCTTGTCGTGTACATTCCGCTTGTCTTAGCTAAGATCGAAAGTGATTGAACCTGTGTTGGTTCTAAATCGATCATTCCAGTTATGTGATCTCTTAGAGTACGTGTTACCAAATCTTGGTTAGACACGTGACGAGCCAGATTAAGATCACTCTTTCGCTTGATAATCGAATCAACCGTACTCTTTATGTAATCCATCTTCATTAACTTGGAAGCACTATTTCTCACAGTCTGAGAGCACCCATTACTGTCGTACGCTTCACGGTATGCGTCAGCTTGAGTTTTACCGCTCGCTACCAGCTCGCAAAAGCGCCGCTGTTTACCAGTCAATTTATCAGTCATAACTCACTCCCAAATTAAATGCGTGTCCGGAACAGATTCAGCAAGTATATCGGCCTATTCTCGACAAGTCATCAGCAACACCCTCTCAGACTCTCTCAGCCAGCCGTCAGCCGATTTTATTGTTACCCTTTACATTGATACCAATTAACAGAGAACGTGCGAAATTGAATTATAGAGCTGTTAACGATGACTCAAGAGATATATCAAATTAATTAAAATAAATGATTAAAGACGGTTGTACATGTGACGATAATTATTGTTATACTTAACACATCAGCAGCAAGGACGCACTGAGCCAAATGAGAATCATTCTCAACAACGCTCAGAGCAGATTCACGACAGAGCAGGGTGCTCGCCAGCCACTAGGTCAACTGGCAGTGAATCAAAGGCACATCAAATGCTGATACATCTACCAGCCGGATAAATGTGCTGGGTTCGTAAGCTGTAAAAGTAGCACACTGAGTAAGTCTACTTTCTAACATGCCAGCTA